CCGATTTCACATAGTTACGGACATCCTTAGAGGACCCGAAAGATGAGCAGAAATGACCCGGCGCGATTAGCAGCCGAAGCAAAAGAGTTAATGGAGCAATATCAGAACGCGGCGAACCCGACTCCTGTAGAGGAACAACCGGAAGTAGTTGAGGAAGAAGAGACGCTACAAGCAGCCCCCGAGCCCGAGGATACGGCTGAAGAACTCGTTGCGGATGAGGCACCAGAGGAACCACCAGAAAGCGGCGAGGTGGAAACTTTGAGGTCAGCTTTGGAAAAAGCTGAGAAGGCAATGAAAGGCGCACAGAGTCGAATGACCAAAGCAACGCAGGAAGCGGCAGATCTTCGTCGTCAAAACGAAGACATGCTGAAGAATCTGACAGAGCTTAAAGGTCAGCTTGCCGAGAAAGAGCGAGACACAGCAAAGCTAGCGCAAATCCGGGAGGAATATCCCGACATCGCTGGTCCCTTGCTTGACGAGCTAAGTCGAACGCAAGCAGAGGTACAAAGCGCCAAAGAAGCTTTGACCGCTCAAGAGCGTTACCGAAACGAAGAGCTACAAGCCCGTGCGGCTGAAGAGCATTTCAACCGTATCCGTGCGGTACACCCAGACGTGGATGAGCTTATTGCGACTTCCGACTGGATGAACTGGCTGGAGACGCAGGATGCAGCTACCCATCAATGGGTAGAGCAAGGTTCTTCGAATGACGTGAACGCTGTATTGAGTCGATTCAAAGATGAAATGGGCTTACGACCTCCGACGCCGCAAGAGCGGTCTCTGGAAAAGGCACGAGCGGTTGCAGAACCCAAAATGCCAAAAGCCAGAAGCCAAAACGTTACTGGTGAAAAGCGCAACTGGACTGTTGAAGAGATCATGAGGATGCCGAACAAAGATTTTGTGAAGCACCAAAATGAGATTCTTAAAGCAATGGAACAGGGAGCAATTCGCCGCTAATTCTCTTGTGAGGAATTATCATGGCATTTTCATTCTTTAGTACCGGAGCTACCTCTGAAGTAAACTTTATTCCAGAGGTGTTCTCCAAGCTGTTGCAGGCTAAGTTTTACTCTGCATCAGTCATGCCCGCCATCTCTAATACAGAGTACGAGGGCGAAATCTCAGGTCAAGGCGACAAGGTTACGATTCGTACAGTACCCGCTGTAACAATCAACGACTACGCCGGTACAGTGTCAACTCAAGAGTTGCAGACTGGCACCGTCGAGCTTTTGATCGACAAGGCTAAGTATTACAGCTTCAAGATCGATGACGTGTTGGCAGCGCAAGCTGACATCAACATGCTCGAGGCTGCATCTTCAGATGCTGCTGAAGGTATGCGTATCGCTGTTGAGACTGACGTACTTTCGTCTGTCGTCGGAGATGCAACTACAACTACAGCACAGACAACTATCACGTCTTCAAACATCTTGAGCAAGATCCTCGAGATCTCTGAAGAGCTTGATGGGTTGAACATTCCAGAGGAAGGTCGTTACATCGTTCTCCCTCCATCGATGATCAACATGCTCAAGCAATCTGAGCTGCGTCAGGCGTACTTGACTGGAGACGCGACTTCGCCTCTCCGTAACGGTCAGGTAGGCATGGTGGATCGTTTCACTGTTTATCAGTCAAACCTCCTCTACACGCCAACTACTGGCGACGATGCTACTTACACCCACATTCTTGCGGGTCACCCAAAGGCAATCACGTTCGCGTCACAGTTCACTAACACTGAAACTGTACGTCTCGAGACTACCTTCGGTGATGCAGTACGCGGTTTGAAGGTGTATGGCAGCTCTGTTGTCACTCCTGATTGCCTCGCTGTAGGTAAGTGGAAGGTCTAAGACCGTCCGGGGGGGCGCAAGCCCCCCACTTTTTAAAGGATTGAAAGATGGTTGAGAAAACTCGTAAAGACGAAATCTTCGTTGAGGCGAAAAAGAAATTTGGCGTCAAGCTAGATCGACGCATGTCACTCGAAGTGCTCGAGGAAAAACTTGATCGTCTTCATGCGAAAGCAAAAGACCCAGTACCTGAGAAGAAAGAAGTGAAGAAAGTGCCCCGCACGATCCGTAACAAAAAGACCGGCAACACCTTTGGTCCTCTTCCTAACTGGGAAAACAACCCGAACTTTGAAGTTATCGAATGGGAGACTGAGTAATGGCAACTACAAAAGTAGTAGACATCCTTGATCGCGCCTCGATCATTTTGCAGGACTCCACTAATGTTCGTTTCCCTAACGAAGAACTATTGAAGTTCTTTAACGACGCGCAAAAGGAAGTGGTGCTACACCGTCCCGATGCGAAAATGGTAAACGAATCATTTTCCTGCTCGAACGGTAGTAAGCAGACCCTTCCGGCTGCTGCTCTGCGTTTGATTGAGATTGTCCGCAATGTTGGCGGACGCGCAGTAACACAAGTAGATCGCAAGATCCTCGACGAGACCTTGCCTAACTGGCACGAGACCGCCGCTGGAACTAACAAGATCGAACACTTTATCTATGATCCAGCAGATCCAAAGAACTTTTACGTGTACCCCAAGGCAGTATCTGGGACTCACTCGTTAGAGATCGTTTACAGCTCTGCACCGGCTGACGTGTCTATCAGCAACTTTGGTACTGACACAACAACCATCAGCCTAGATGACGTGTATAGCAACGCTATCCTAGATTTCATGCTGTATCGCGCATACCAGAAAGACTCTGAGTACGCCGGTAATGCAGAGCGATCTATGATGCACTATCGATCGTTTGCGAATGCACTCGGTGTGAAGACAAATGCGGACGCGGTGATTACACCAACACCGAACACGCCTGATCGTAACGCCGGGAGAATGTAATGAAATACTCTGACTTCACCCTATTTGTGAAGCCGGAGGTAGGCGGTGCCCCGGACTTCCTGATTGAGCGGGCGGTACGGGATACCGCCATTGATTTTTGTGCAAGAACTGACGTTTTCATTGCAGAGCCAGAGTTCATTGGAATCATCGATGGCGTCAATGAGTATGCAGTAACGATCCCCACAGGGACGGAGCTGAACCACATCATTGATATTTTCGATGACAAGCGAGCTTTGCGCCCGATTAGCTACAACGAACTGATTCGTCGTTTAGGTGATGAGACAGAGAAAGGTACGCCGGTTTACTACGCCCAGCGTGATAACACCGATTTCTACCTTGCGCCCATCCCTAACAAGAACGATTCGTTTCGGGTGGTTTACAGCGTAAAGCCAACAGCGACAAGCACGTCCATCCCCGACACCATCGGCAAGGAGTACAGAGAGACCATCGTGCATGGTGCTTTGTACCGTTTACAGATGATGGCTGGACAGCCGTTTGCTGACGGCGGAGCTGCTGCATCTAACCGCGCTCTGTACGAGAGAGAACTTGGAAGAACGGTCAGACAGGTCAAGTACGGCTTTTCTGGCGGCACACTCACCTGTAGACCAAGGGCGTTCATCTAATGGCTTATATAACCACGATTGATCTGGTCCAGGGCGACCAGCTTCCAGAGATTGAGATCACTCTCAAAGACTCAAACACGGCGGCAGACGGACAGATTCTGGATGAGGGAGACCCTGCGACTTTTGCTGCGCTGGACCTCACTAACGGCTCTGTACGGATGCGTATTCGTAAGGTAGGTCAGACAGCATTGATCGACACCATCTTGGGCACGATCACCGATGCTGAAGCCGGGAAAGTGACGTTCCTATTTACCAGCGACACCCTCGATGACACGGGTGTTTTAGAGGGTGAAGTGGAATTCACTGACTCTAACTCCAGAACGCAGACCGTCGTTGACCTGATTAAGTTCAAAGTCCGAAGCCAGTTTGGGTAATTAGATGGCGATCTTTGCCGAGGTCAAATCCCGACGGCTGGTCGCAGATGTAGCAAGTCGGAGAATCCATCTCGACGCGACTCAGCGTAAGTTTGCCGCGATCATTGTAGATCGGGATCTTGCCGCGCAAATTGATTACCGAAACCTGCATACCGATATCGACTATCGGAAGCTCTATGCGTCACCCATGTGGCGCAACATGTTTCTCCATGACGTACACGTCAATGCCGAGCGAACACTCTACTTCTTCGAAGACACCTTCGCGCTCGACGAGGCTCACTTCTTTACGATCCAGCCAGCGTATTTCGATACCCTGCCGTTTGAGGACTCTCAAACATTCGATGTAGGCAAGGTTGCGAATGAGACGCTGCCGATCACTGACGCGCAGCGTTTGATTGTGGATAAAGTGTCAGCCGACACATTGGGTATGACTGAGGTGATCAACCTTGTCATGCACTTTAACCGGGCGCATGACGACGCAGTTACGCTATCAGAGAGTCAGGCGTTCGACGTTGCGAAGGTTGCAACCGATACCTTTGGTTTTGCGGACAGCCCAAGCCTTGGTGTAAGCAAAGGCGTATCTGACTCGTACACCATGTCACAGACAGTGACGTTCGACTTCACCAAGAGTCGCGAAGATTCAGTGTCTATCATTGAGTCGATTCATGTAGCGGCGCACTTCAACAGAGATCTAGCACACGAGTTTGATTTCGTTGACAGTCAAGCATTCGACTTTGCTAAGTCTGCTGCTGACAGCTACAGCTTCGCAGACTCACAAGCGTTTGATGTAGGCAGGACAAACGCCGACACGTTCAGCTTCGCAGATGATCCAGACTTCGATATCGAAAAAGCTCTGGCGCACTCATACACCCTAGCTGAGGATGCGACATTCTCTGTCGGCAAGAGTTTGTCTGACAACTTCCCACTGACTCAGACAATTACAGTCACCCGTAATCCTTTCTCGTTTGTCTTTGACTTCCAAGACGGATTTACGAATGTATCGGGATCACCGGCACATAGCTTCCCAATGTCGGAAGCACACGCGGCGGCGTTCTCCAAGGCGCTTACAGACGCCTTCACACTGGATGACTTCAATCAGATCGACAAGCTAGCTGCGGCTGGCAAAACAAACATCTACTCCATGCAGGACGATCATGCCTTTGCTATTGCCAAGATACTGGCAGATAGCATGACTATGAGTGATTCACCTGCGATGGCGGTCAACAAACCCGCGTCCGACGCCTTTAGCTTCAGCGATGCTCAGGCGATGTTGACTGCAAAGGGACTGACCGACAGCACGTCCATTGATGAGAGCGCTGCACTGGCGGTGTCCAAGCCGGTTTCTGACTCGTTTACAGCCACAGAGTTGGCAACGTTTAGCTTTAATAAAGCGACTTCAGATAATATAATCACCACTGAGTCTCAGGCTTTCTCTGTGTCAAGAGCCGAGACAGATTCTTTTGCTGTATCTGACACACAATCACTGTCTCCACGGAAAGGCATTTCGGACGGTGTGAGCATGGGCGATGTAATTGATGTCCAGCCACTTGTCGCGAGCGCGGAACTCAATAAAGGGTTACTCGGGTTCGTACTGCTTAATGCTGATTAACTGGAGATAACCATGATCCAAGACGATCTGAAACTCAAAGGACAACTCGAACTCGTTGTCACTGCTCAAGACGGAACCGTCAAGCAGCGTGAGTGCGTCAAGAACCTTGTTGTGACTTCTGGTAAGGGCTACGTTGCTTCGCGCATGAAAGACGCCTCTACCTCTGTTATGTCACACATGGCGATTGGCACAGGCACCACTGCGGCGGCAGCAGGAAACACAGCGCTCGTATCTGAGTCTGCTCGCGTTTCTCTGACTAGCACCACTGTCAACAACAACGACGTGGTTTACGTTGCGACCTTCCCTGCGGGTACACCGAATAGCGCGGCGGCTGTAACAGAAGCTGCGATCTTTAATGCTAGCTCTGGCGGCACAATGCTTTGCCGCACGGTGTTCAGTGTCATTAACAAAGGTACTTCTGACGCTCTCACCATCACTTGGACTGTTACTGCTAGCTAAAAAAGGGTTAAGCCATGGCTGTTAAGTTCGCTAACCTGGCTAGCTCCACGTTAGCCAGCAGCTTGTCGAATACCGCTACCTCGATCTCGGTTACATCGTCGAGTAGCTTTCCTACGCTCGGATCTGGGGACTATTTCTACGCCTCTATCGGCGAAGGCTCTGGATCAGAGATCGTTAAGGTAACGGGTGTTTCTTCAAACACCTTTACTGTCGTGCGCGGTCAAGACGGGACATCGGCACAGAACTGGAGTTCTGGGTCTGTCATCGCCTTGCGCGTGGTGGCAGCGGCTCTCGATGACATAGCTGAACAGGCTCAAACAGCGGCTGATACCGAGTCTGTCTCCAAAGATGGGGACACCATGACTGGTCAGTTAAATATCCACATGCCCAGCCCCGTCCTGCGGCTCAAAGATACAACTGACAATGACGATCATAAGATCCAGTTCACTGATATAAACGACAACATCGTCTATGAAATAGAGACACAGAACGACACGTCTGGTGACGCGTTTACGTTCTATTCTGCCAGTCAAGAAATAGTCCACAGGATTGGGTCTAGCAACAGGTTCGAGGTTCATGCTGGGTCTGTACAGGTCCCAGATGGCGAGTTCACGGTCACAAAGAAAGGCGACTTCTTCCCATCTTTGAATCTGAAGCGCACTGACGGTGTAAGTAAAAGCGATCAGCATTGGGAGTGGCAGATAGGTTCCTCTGGAAACCTAAATCTGAAGAACCGAACCGGTACTACCATGTATCCAATGATCGTCATGAATAACGGCGATGTTGGTTTTGCTTACGACACTAACGGATCAAACCCCCTTGTTGCGCTAGACCAGTCAGCCTCAACCGTGACGTTCGACGGCAGTCTAAAAATCGGCTCAAGCACGGTGCTGACCAGCGCCCGTGCGCTGCAAAACATCACGACTATTTCTTCGGGTGCAGTCACGGCGACCGGGAAGATCACTGTTGACCAAGGTTCCTATAACCCCGCCGGTAACGCGATCATGTCGTATAGCGGGCTGGTTATTCAAAACAATGACGGCAACATGGATCTGCTGTCATACGACGATAACTCTAGTGTTGCGAACAACATTGGATTCGGAAGATTTTCAGCGACTGACGGCTCGTTAATACACAAGTTTGGTATTACTCATTGGGTCAATACAGGTAGCACAGGAAGTAATACAGGCAACAGGCTAGCGATTAACTATGGCACAAGCGCCAATCCTTGGCTTAACACTGAGGTGTTTTCAGTTAGCTCCACAGGAACTGTAACCTCGGGACCGGTAATAAGCACAGGCAGTTCCAGCTTCGCCAATATAAATTTGTCGAGCGGGATGATCGTCGGCAATTTTGCCAGCTTGGGTTATCAGGTAGCGATTGGCACTAACAGCCTTACTTTTAAGCGCAATGGCACCAGTTATGTAGACCAAGCAGGCACGGGAAGCCTCGCATTTAGATTTGGTTCTACCTATGCGACGGGGCTGACGCTTACATCTACTACAGCCGCCTTCCCGCTAGAGGTGTCGGCTAATACTCTGAGGCTTTCGAGCACGTCCGATGCTGCCTTGAATTCAGCTAATCATGGCATTCAAATTGGACCTAGCAACGGACAAAATTTAATCCTTGATAACAATGAAATCATATCGAGGAATAACGGCACAGCATCTACTCTTTACCTCCAGAATGATGGCGGAACGGTTCATATTGGAGCCAATGTAACTTCGAATCTGCGTGTCTCGGGTACTTTGACCACCGAGGGCAACTTAACGGTCGATAAAGACAATCCAATTCTCGATCTAGTGGCAGGTGCGAATCTTGATTCAACTATACGCCTAAGAGAAACCGGTACTGGTACTGTTGGTACTGAGCTTATTTATGACGGCGGGACAAACGAATTTCTTATACGCACAGGTAATAACCCACCCGTCACGGCGCTGACGATTGCGCGTGATACTCAAGCCGCTACTTTCTCTGGGACGCTAGGCGCTGGTGCTATTACCAGCACTGGATCGAATACGGGTCGCTACACCGGGCTTGAGATTGTAAACACGACTAATGCAGCGGGGACCGAGGCAGCAATCGGTCTTGGTGTCGTAAGCGCCAGTAACAACAACTGTGATGTCAAACTTGTTGCTAATCGTGTTGGTGCAAACTTTGGGTCCGATTTCTATATCGAGCTAACGGATAGCTCGGGGAATCAGCAGGAGCGCTTCAGAGTAAGTGAGTCCGGTGACGGAAACATCACCGGCAAGTGGGCGGTCAAGTCGGCTGGACCTCATGCTAGCTATGACCTCTATAACAACGGGACAACCTACCTCAACGGATCAACCACCGTTGATGATGTTTTAGACATCACGGGGTCCAGTGCATCACTTCGCATTGGTGGCACCGAGGTCATTTCCACAGGAAGAAATATCAGCAATGTGGTGTCGCTTACGGCATCAACTGTCAACGCAAGCTCATACCTCAACGTCAATAGTTCCGGCGATTTATTGAAGGTAAATATAAGCGCTTGGCAAGCTCAAGGTAACAACGTTCAGGGCATACTTTGGAATAGCTATAACAGTACGATTGGCGATCATATCGTCTTAAAAGCAGCGGGTAATGGAACCACCCATGGCGCGATAGTTGTAGCTGATGGCGTATTCTCATACGGCAGCACTGGCAGTGCGATCTCCACCAGCGCAAGTCTCACTAATCCGCTTCCAAACGGAACAGCATTCACGGTTACAAGTGGCGGAGCAGCAAGCTTTGCAACCGGTGTCCATGTTAGTGACGGCGACATCACTATTGGTGACTACGGCAACACCAACTCAGGGTCGCTTCTGCTCCGAGGAACGACAGCAAACAAAGAAGCAGAGCTTAGATGCTCGAACGGCAACTTGCATATTGATGCAAACTCTGGAAACAGCACTTACATAAATTATTACGCTGGTAACGCGATTTATTTTGGTAATGGTGCTGGCGGGTCTAATGCAAACATTACCGCTGGTGGCAGTCTTTCTGTTGTTAATGCCACTGTTTCTGGATCGACAAGCCTTGCTAATACAACAGTTTCTGGCTACTTGGATGCTGTAAGTTACGTTGAGGCTAATAACTACAAGATCAATGCCATCGAGGTGATAGACACCAACAGGGTGTTGAAGAACATTACTCGTGCTGACTTTGCTGATTACACAGTTTCCGGGACATCAACGACCAGTCCGTCAGTAATCCGTTATGTAAGCCTCGGAGGCAACCCAGAAGGCTCGCATGTAAATCACCCTTACTTCTTTAATGACCTGGCTAACTTTGAACCGAGAGGCGGGTCAATCGCGGTAAGCGGTATTAACACAACCCCTAGCTTCACTAATTCGTTCAAGGCAAACGGCAAGTTTGCGTCATGGGCTGCGAGTAACTACACCGGCTCAACAATGACAATCACGCTGACGGACCTTCCGCAGACATTGAGTTATGGTGGTTACGTCGGAATCTCGTTCGGCAACACAGGATGGGCACCTGCGTCTTGCAAGATTGAGGTATCAACAGACGGTGGTACTAACTGGACCACAAGGTTAAACAGTGCGTCGAAAAAAGAGCTGTACTTTACTACCACGGCAGCAAGCGGCACTCCGATCAACGCAATTCGTTTCACCTTAGGTCAGCCGACAAACTATATCCGCCTCACAAATATCTGGGCGTACAACTACCAGACCAATGGAATGGAGGATTATTTCCTTTCTAAAGCTGGCGGGACTGTATTCGGCTCAATAACAGCGCAAGGTATAACCAGCAGTGGAAATATCCTTACGTCAAGTAATAGCACCTACGTTGCGACACGCAGTATTTTGGCTAGGGACGGAAATGGCTTAACGCTATCCACCACAAATGCAACAGCCGCTATCAACATTAATAACAGCGCCAACGTATCGATACCAAATGATCTGACGGTTTCAGGTACGCTGATAGCGCCCACTCAAGATGCTTCCGACAATAGCACTAAGGTGGCAACTACGGCTTACGTGACCGCAGCGGTTAGCAACTTAGTTGATTCAGCGCCCGGAACGCTAAACACCTTAAATGAGTTAGCAGCAGCACTAGGCGACGATGCTAACTTCTCAACCACCGTAACAGACTCGATTGCCACTAAGTTGCCTAAATCTGGCGGCACGATGACAGGCAATCTGACGATCGACTATACGGGTCATCAAACCGGTGACGCAGGTTTACTTGTTACTAACGACAGCAGTGACTGGGGCATCAAGGTCGATAAGGACGGCACCAATACCTACGGTCTATTAGTCCAAGCTGATGGCACCCACGCGATCATGGTCCGCAACTCTTCTGGCGCTCAGCAAGCTCTTATAAGCGGCACCGGAAACGCAGATTTCGAAGGCTCTTTGAGCGCTGGAGCTATCTCAAGTAGCGACAATATCGTTGTAGAAAAGTTCACTAACACAACAGGATCTGCCGGAACCACGTTGCTGACATTAACCAACCATGTCGGAACGAACTCGGGCAATGGCGATCTTAGCCAGCAACAAACATTTATTGATTTCAAGTTTAAGGATGGCAATACAAACGAGACTCCACAGGTCCGTATAGGCGCTCAAGTCGGTGAGAACTCAGATGCAAACGCTATGTCGCTTGAGGGTTCTGGTGCGTTTATTGTCTACACCAACGACTCGGACAGTGATGCGGGGGATGCAGGAGCTTCTCTAGCAGAAAAATTCCGTGTGGATTATGCGGGTAACGTCAGGCTAATACCTCAGGCAAAACTTTACTTCGATAGCGGCAGTAATACCTACATACAAGAAGCAGCAGCGGATGATTTAAGATTTTTCTCTGGTGGATCTCAGACGCTAAAACTTACGCCTACAGCAGTAACTATTACTCCCAGCGTAACGACTAGCAGTAACATTACTGCTGGTGGCTATTTACAGGCTACTAGCTATTTATACACAAGAGACAACCTTCGCGTTTTAAATACGGCTGGAGACGGCTGGAATACGTGGGGTACTCGATCAAATGGAAACTACAATCTAAACGTAGGGACCATAAGTTCAGGCTCCATAACAGCAAGCGGCAACTCAACGGTTGTGGGTTCTTCTAACAATACGGGCAGAGCGCTCGAAGTAGAAGACTCTGACAACTCTAACCTGCTTTACGTCAACAACGCAGGTGAGGTGGTTATATCCAAAAACTACCTCTACGTTAATAACAATGGGGGCATTTACTCCAACGGCTCAATTAAAGCGAGAGGCGGTATCACCAATGACGGTGGAAATAACCTTTCTATAAGTTCTGGTGGCTCAGCTATCACTTTCAACAGCAAGAATTTCACGTCTGTTGGGACAATAAGTAGTGGTTCGATAACCGCAACCGGCAACTCGAGCATTGATCGGATCACTCTAAAAGCAAGCAGTGGTAGTGGCACAGGTGGTGGTCGCTTACTCGATGGTTACTACAGCGGTGACGACCACTTATGGACGCTTTCATCTGATAAATCGTCGGGCGCTCTGACTATCGGCTACGGTGCTGACTCTGCCACTAGCGGGGCGGAAGGTTTTGATAGCACATTCGACAATTTCAACGGAAAGCGCAGTGCCGTCACGTTCCGCAGTGACAGCGTAAAGTTTTGGGGCACTAGCGCGGCAGTTCAAACCGCAGTCGGGTCATCACTGACCACGATGGCAAATCGAATTACCTTGCATACAGATAATGGAGAGGCAGAATTTGATGGGGCTGTTACCACTAACAGGCTTAACATCACAAATTCGACGGCACCCTACATTACGTTCACTGAAGGTTCTGATGTCGTCCACGCCGGTGTGGATGGAGGGGCTTTCTGGATAAGGACTAACGGTATAGGTGGTGGTGATGAGTTCAGAGTAAACTCAGACGGCACGATAGTCATTAGCCATGCCACCACTTTCTCCTCGAACATCACAGCTCAGGGCATCAGCACCTTTAATAGCCTCCGTTTGACTGACACGTCGAAAATGGGCTTCGGTACTGTAAAAGCTGGGGGCACCGTAGGGCACTCTGCTTCAACCGAAGAAGGCATTTTCTGGCACACAGCCGCCGATTACGGCATTTACAGAACAGCCGGAAGTTGGAGTTCGCCTGATTATCAGCAGCTCAAGCTTCGCTGGGCTACTGGCATTCAGCTAGACGGCGGCACAGCCTACGGTAAGTCGGGTGTCGATCTTGTAAACAGCACTGATCTGTTGGTGAATGGCAATGTGGTTATTGATGGGGGAACCAACCTCATCATCAAAGATCGTCTTCCAAATACGGTCTTTAAAGACAGAGGTGCCGCACCAAGCAACCTAAACGATGCTGGCATGGGCGTGTGGCGAATCAATACTGGTCACACCAACCAACCAAGCACAAACTTTAATTACGGCACCCTTATCAGTTTCGACAACTCCTCTGATACCGGATTCCAGATAGCGGCTGCTTATAACAACACAAAAGACTTGAGGTTCAGGGGCGGTAACTCATCAGTGTATGGCGGCTCTGGCAGCTTCCAAAACTGGGAGCGTATTTATCACGACGCCTACCATCCTAACGCTGACAGATGGACTACAGGTCGGACGCATACCGTCACTTTGACAGGTCAGGTTACAGGAACCGCATCTCAAACAGTGGATGGTTCCGGTAATAAAACATGGTCTATTGCCACCGCTCTTAACGACAGCGCTCTCAACGACCAGTACGTCCAAGTATTGCCAAGGCATCAGGATGATGGCGATTCATTAATTGTTGCTAGTAGAGCAAGTATAACTATTTGGGATGTTTCAGAAGCGTCAGATGACCCCTCAGGCGCGTCAGACGGTTTAGTGCTGAGTGCGGGTTGGGATAGCTCAAGCTGGGGTATCCAGCAGTATCACGACTTCCATACAAACGACCTGTATCTGCGATCTAAGCAGAACGGCACAATGAGTTCTTGGGATAAGGTATTCCATGACACTTACCACCCTAACGCCGACAAGTGGACTACTGCCAGAAACCTAACTGTCACCCTGACTGGCTCGATTGTTACAGGTACTGCTACTCAGTCTGTAGATGGCTCAGCGAATAAGACTTGGTCGATTGCTACAGGCGTAAATGAGGTCAACCTGGGCGAGACTCTGTTTAACAACAAAGGTCAGACACACAGCACGTATACAAATTTCAACACAGTGATGACCCCCGGACCGAACTATATACAGAGTCACACCAACGGTCCCGAAAGCTCAGGTCAGTGGTATGGCTTTATGCTGGGGCTTGGAAGTCAGTACGGCACCAGCACCGGATCGAACGGTCATTACGCGATGCAGATGTACACAAAGCGCAATGCCAGTGAAAACGATCAATACCTCTATATGCGGTCAATGGAAGGTGGTAACTGGGCTGACTGGAGGAAGGTAACTGCCGGTGCAGCGGATCGATGGAAGACAGCTAGAACTTTGAGTTTAGCTGGTGATCTGTCTGGCAACGTCAGCATAAACGGCACTAGCAACGTAACGCTAGTAGCAACGGTGGCAGATAACAGCCACAACCACACAAACTACGTCTCTAAGTCGGGCGACACGATGACTGGTCGCTTGAACTTCGCGGACGAAGGTTACTCGATGAACAACGAGCTTCATGTGTGGAAGCGAAGTTACTCAGTCAGTATTTCTTCTCCTCAGGACCTGTTGTATCACGATGGCAATGCACTACCCAATGGTGGCGCGTATCGTGTTCAGGCACACATTTCAGGCACGGGCACAGATCAGAGTGCAACAGCCGTATTCTGGAACGAGAATGGTACGTGGAAGGTAAACGCCACCTATCAAAGTGGGACAAGCTCTAATCACCCAGAGTTCAAGGTAGGCTCTAACGGCAAGCCACAGATACAAATAGACCATTCAACGGCTTATACAATTCACATCTTGCACGAAAGATTAGAGCTGAATGAAGGCACTGGAACTGACAACAAGTCAGGCTTCGGAGCTGACGGCTACATGTCTGAAGTTTTGGGTGTTCTGCGCCACAATCCAAATGGGGGTACTGACCACACCGCAGGAAACCAAGTATTTACAGACGCCTATCACCCGAATGCTGACGCTCTTACTACGGCGCGGACTATCAATGGCGTAAGTTTTAACGGAACGCAAAATATAACAATAGCGGATAGCACCAAGGTTTCTAAAACCGGTGACACTATGACTGGTCAGTTGACCATGAGTGGCGAATCGCCGCAGATCAAGTTTACGGATAACACCACTAACCACACAGATTTTTGGATTCATGTAAACAGTGACAGATTCTATGTTCTGCCCGACAGAGACAGCAGTGGTGGCTGGGAAACAGATTATGCTTTGGAGCTAAATGCTGATACCGATGTCGGCTACGTCTTTGGCGAAAGGATTTTCAACAACGGATACCACCCCAACGCAGACAAGTGGACGACAGCTCGAACACTCACTCTGAGCGGAATGGTTTCTGGCTCTGTCTCTTGGGATGGTTCAGGTAACGCTACCCTAAACACTGTAAGCAACCACATCCGATCTCTCGGGACGCAAGCCTTCACTGGTGGCTCGAACCCTAATATCACTACCGCGCAGCTAATTTCAGAAATGGAAAGCGACGGTGCGTTTGATAGTTACAGCTCAGTATTCAAAACGTCGTGGAGCTACGCGGGCAACTACGACCTGTCAGACGCAGGTCGATTCACAGAAACTGCGGGTACTTCTTGGCTAACGTGGACTGATAATTCTAGCGACACCACTCGTGGAAATATCACAGCGCTTGCAGTTGCTCCGAACACTGGCGGCTCTGCTGGCAAGGTGTTTATCTACAATGACCAAGGCTCAGGATATGCCCCTGGCTGGCGTGAGGTTTGGACAAGCACCTCGGACGGTCCCGGCTCAGGGTTGAACGCAGACCTACTAGACGGTCTGCATGAAAGTTCATTCATGCGGAAGACTGCCAACAGTTCCTTGGATATGGCAAACCGGGAGATTTATGGCGTAAATAACCTGCGTTTCTACGATCCCGGAAAAAACGAGGGCATTAAGTGGGATGGCGGCAGTCTGTGGCAAATCTACGAGTCACCCGACGCCCGTGACAACGCCGCAGGGAACCTTCAATTTACCTCTGGGTCAGGTGACGGCACTCGCCGAATGACAATAAGGACTGATGGCAGGGTAACTATTCCGTCAGGCGGTTTGAGTGTAGGAACGGACAATACCAGCAATAAGCTGATGGTCTCTGACGGCACCCAAGGGTTTGAGGTCAATCCGAACTCTGGTGGAGAGGTTCGGATAAACGCTTATGACCGAACCAATTCTGCGTTCAAAATCATGCGTGTTAAGTCCAGCGCATTCTACTGGGAGAATGGGACAACCATCCGATTCAGCGTAGACGGATCTGGAAACGGCATTTTCGAAGGGAACGTGACTGCTTACGGTTCTGCGTCTGATATAAGACTTAAAGAAAACGTCGAAGTCATCCCTGATGCGTTAGACAAGGTCAAGAAGCTTGACGGTGTCACCTTCAACTACAAGAAGGATGGTTCTCGTTCTACCGGCTTGATAGCGCAACAGCTTCAAGAGGTTCTCGACGAGGCTGTGTATGAGACATCCGACGCTGAAGGCAATGAAACACATTTAGCAATCCGTTACGGCAACGTGGTGGGCTTGCTAGTCGAAGCAATGAAAGAGCAGTCCGCTCAAATTGAAACTTTAACCAAGCGAATAGAGGAGCTTGAAAATGGCAATCACTAACACTCGAACTGTAGAGCGTATTGAGGTGTATCCGGGTGACGAGGACCCAAGACTAATGGTTGTTTACAGCCATACGTTCGATGATTCGTCCGACGATCAGCTTCCAGTGACAACACAACTGGTAAAGCACTTGGACCGATATCAGCCCTCCGTGGATGAGGACGGGTCTGAAACACAAACGCCCACTGACACTCTGACAGAAGATCAACTGGTTCGAGATATTTGCGCTGCTCTTTGGACTGACTAATGCCCCTTCAAAGTTCCGGCGCTATATCGCTGAATCAGATTCACATTGAGGCGGGCGGAACGTCAGGCACAACTGCGTCTATTAACGATGCGGATATTCGCGGTCTGATTGGAAAGCTGAACGGAGCACAGCAGTCATTTAGCGAGTGGTACGGCGCTAGCGCGGGTACGGTAGTTACGGTCACTCAAGGCATTAAATACCAGACCATGGCTACGCTTTATGGATATAGCAGTAGCGATTCGTTTGGGTCGGTATCTCCTACTGGCGTGGATGGGGACTCCCTGAACAACTTGAGCATACTTAATGTGTATCGGGTATCTAGTTCCGGCGGCTTGTTCTTTACGATCGATGTTAGCTACTCGAGCGCAAATGCAATCGCAGCAGATGAATTCAGTGAGTTCACCATGGTGTGCGACGGCGTAACGATAACCGTGACCACGTCGGAGGCGCAAACCTCCACGTTAGGCGGTGGTTATATTCGTAGGTGGACATGGTCCTCGAGCTACGGATTGAACAGCACAGAAATCAGCAAAATTACTACCGAGTGGGATGGTTCAGGCGATATTGATGTGACATTTAAACCATGAGAACACTGATATACGAAACACCGGCAGCAGACGCTACTCATCTCGAGGGAACCATCGAGTCAGAAACGATTACGCAGGAGTTCCCTGTCACGTTTCGAGTGCCGATTATTAAGGTGAATGGCGTAAACGACATGGAAGCAACTATTGCTCTGGTACATGAGATGGAAGATTTGATCGATCAAGACATCGCTCGAGATCCAACCCTTGCTCGTGTACCGATGGACCCTCCGTCATGAAAAGGCTGCTTACGCTTTTGATGATTCCCAGTCTCGCCCTGGGGCAGGCGCGGGATGACATCGAGCCGGACATGGATCCGCGTGGTGGAGACAATACCGAAATTGAGGGAGATCTGTCAGAGATCAACATCAACAGTCCGCGCACCACCAAGACATATCAGGGTGCAGGAGCTGGCAGATCCATGCCGGTATCGAGTGCAATCAGCCCATCGCTGATGTCGTCAGGAGCTGCATCCTGTCTGATATCAAAGTCTGAAGGCTTGCAGCTTGTGGGTATCGGTGTAAGCCGGGGCAATTATGAAATTGATCACCACTGTGAGCGCCGCCTTAATAGTCAAGCGCTCGCAGGAGCTGGCATGAGGGTCGCAGCAGTGGCGCTCCTCTGCCAAGAGGCGACTATTTGGCGGAGTATGTTGGTTTCAGCAACTCCATGCCCGGTACTCAAAAACGGCAAGCTGTTGGTTGGTAAGCGGGCACTGCAAGAAATTAAAAGCAATCCCAAGTTATGGATTCCTGATTGGGAGGGAAACGAAGACTGGTACACACAAGTTTTAGCAGGAGAAGACAATGTTGAGGAAAACGCTTCAGGCTCTATCTCTGATCGTTATCGCACCTCTAAGCGTAGCGGACGAACTGGGCGACCTAATAACGACCAGTGAGGACATTAGAGCTACATTTCGTTACGGTATCTCCGCTGTTGGGGGTATGGCTCACTACGCCCGTAACAACGGCATTGCTAATACTGGCGTAGTCGATCCCGGACTAATCGACAAAGCAAAGCAAGACGCATACAACAACGCACTTCAGAATTTCAAAAACGCCACTTACACATGGGATCCCAACGCTGAAGATTATTTCGCAGAGCAAAGTAATAACAGCCTGAATACTATGTCAGAGGCAATCGATGCGTATGTCGATGCCGCGACCGCCCTCATCATGGTCACTACTATCGGCACTATGGCAGAAGAAGCAGCACAAGCACCGGACGCCAGAGAGACGATCGCACTCCAAGAGTACGCGGAAGCAAACGACGTTTACCTAGATGACACTGAAGTAGAAGACTACAACTCTGCCCTGCAAAGCGTAGAGGTTGCAGCACAGGCAGCGGCTGCCTACACGACGGTAGCGAATGACGCATCCCTCCTAGAGAGTGCTAACGATGCAGCGTATGCCATGAACGTTACGTTCGAGGAGTCCAACAACACATTCTTTGACGCGGCTACTGGCACATTGACGGTTGAGTGGGAAGGCGAAGCACAGACGCTGGCGCTCGATCTCAACGCATACTTCATGCAGGACACAGACATCATTACTACCGGCGCAGATACGCTCTTCTATCGCACAAGTCCTGAAGGCGGCTGCTGGTTTATCGAAGATCAAACAGAACGCGAGAATTGCATGTATGGCTCTTAGTGACTTGGAAATTTCCGTAGCTGGCGTCTCATTTAAGGGGGTCTACCTAGCTATAACGTTCACAGCGGCATCAACACTGGCAGGTGGCATCTGGACCGCAAGCCAGTTCTTCGCTCAGCTCAATGAGCAGTCTGAGGCTGTTGTGGCGGCTACTGCAAAGGCAGATGGACTGGCTCAGCGCTTCGATGATTTGCGCGAGAACAACGCTATACGGCTACAGGACATGGATAAGAAGCTTAGCAACATGGAGCAAGCCATGAGCGCTGCGGATGTTGAGAACCTGCAAGGCAAACTGAGTGAGCTGGGTGCCAACCTAGAGCAGATCATGGATGCTCAGAAAGAGCTTCTTGATATCCGTGATCGTATCGCTAATGCAGAAAAAATTTCATCGGAAAGCGAAATCAAAGTAAACGCTAGACTTGAAAGCCTTGCAAATTTGGATGCTCGCTTGGCTAGATTGAGTCAGGATATGGATGACCTCTGGGCGGCTATCGATGACATGTCACCGCTGGGAGGCTAATAGTCTACAGACCGCGTCAATGGTAGAATGACGTGACAATTTAACCGCACGGACCGCAAAACTACGGAGAGGATCATGAGTATTCTCGGGTCTGTGCTGGGCAGTCTGGGCGGCAAGGTTGTTGAGGCAATCGACAGTCGCGGTCAGAGAAAGCACGAGCAGAAAGTACAAGCGCTTG